CATAATCACCCCACCTTCCAGTTAGTACCGTCTGAGTACACGGGTACTTTAGTCGAACCACCACCGGCTACCGTGGAACCAAATGTGGATACAGAAGAGTCGGTTACAAACAACCGCGACCCCACGCCGGAAGTAACTGCACTTGGCAGGTTAGCCACGGTAACGGGCGGGTTTGCTTTTAGTTGACCAATAATTTTATCTCGTTGATTGAAATAAAGACGTAAGACGTTATTAAACTGGTCAAAATAAACTCGGTCGTACTCGTTTGGAGTAAGCGGTAAGCTAGGCGCAATCGCTTGGGATAGCACGTCATCGGAAGTAATAAGATAGCTCATATCAACGTCTGCCGTCTTGACGAATATCGAACCGAGGATGTCCTAGTTGCCACTGCACCCCAAGAGCAGCAGCACCGGTAGACGATATCTCCATAATCATCTGACGCCCTCGCACCCGAATGTAAACTTGTCCGGTGTATTGTTCAATAGGCACCGTTGCTGTGCGGGTTACTGTAGCGTTGTCACTACCACCAATTGATGTGGGGTTATTGTAACCTGACCCAGAGTTTTGCATTGGGATCAGGGTCATGACTACGGAAGGAGAAGCTGCGGTAGACCCCTCAAAATTCATATCGGGCAACATACGCCAGACAAACCCAAACTTATCCCCATCCTCAATGTCGAACTCAGACGATGAAATGTACGAATCAATTGGCAGAGCGATTTGGTTTTCCCCGTTATCCACGCCCTCTTCATGATTTACAAGGTTGTAACTATATGTAGCAGCGACTGGGTAATTTCGCAGCCCGGAATCTAACCATGCCGTGCGAGCCATACTGCCGTGATACCAGATCCCTTGCCCACCTTTACCATCAGATTCGATATAGTTATAAACAACGTACCGATCAATCGTAGTGTTGGGGTTTTCGGACGTGCCCGTGCCATCCGGCCCAGTAATAGAACAGTAAAACCACCAGACTTCGTTAAACCCCTCGTTAGTACTACAGAACACCTGCTCATTTTGCTCAAGGTTTATGTCGTTGTAGATGTACTTACGCAGGTCACAGGTAAGCGTATTTACACGCCCGTCATACATGTAAAACTTGTCCACCCCCATCCAGTACACTCGTCCCGACCCAACCACCGCCGCATTAGAGCTAATGATTGATATGTTGTCACCAAGAATTTGCTGGCTCCATACTGCCGGGGGGCCGAGGTATTGCAAAGAATATATCGAGGAGTCCGTAAAAACAACTATTTCTTGTCGGGTTTGAACTGCCGTAACAATTTCAGAGCCGTGAGATAAGGTTAAACTACCCGCTTGCTTAGTAGGACTAACAGTCCAATTTTCTGGTTCTTCTTGGGCTGACCACCGAATAAGCATCGGGTTCAAGGTGCTTTCGCCGTAATCATTGCAACCGAACGCGAATACAAACCGGTTGTCCGATACGAAAAGGACGTTCTGCACGGTAGGGACATCTGATGCCCCGGCTACCGAAGACAGCAAAACCCCCCGCGAACCTAATCCAGTAGCGGCATCCCAATAATAAACCGGACCGCCACGATAACCAAAAATTAAACTTTGGCCGAAATTGTTCTGGGTCCACAGCCTAAATAAAGTAGCAGTTGCCGTACCGCTACCCCACGTTCCGCTACCCCATGCGCCCGCGCCCCAACCAGTTAGTGGGAGTTGGATTGATGCGCCAACATTGATTTGATACGCAGCGGTTACGGTCGTACCGCCGTACGTGCCAGTGGCAAGAGCGGAAGGAAGTGTGATGTAGTACGAATTAGCGTCGTTATACGTGATGCTGAATTCAGCGTTAAAGTTAGCGGTTGTTGACCCGCTAAACGTGACGTAATCCCCGGTAATAGCCCCATGAGCCGTATCGGTAACTAAGACGGTCGTACTTGGACCGGGGGGGGCTATGTAAAAAGGGTTGGAAAGGGTGGCAGTGTCGCGGATGGGGGTGATGTCGTAGTACGCCCCACCCTTCTCGATGTAGAACTTTAAGTTAGTGCCTACCCCAACGAGGTTATCCCCAATAAGGGTCACCCAGTTCCACAAAGACCGGCATATACCTAAAAAAGTAGCGGTAGAAATACGTAACCAACCACCGATTTTCTCGGGTGTACCCTGACGAAACCGAACCTTTTCACTGTCATACCAACCATTTTCGTTGGCGTAACGTGTGTTTTCCTTGTTTACACCGGGACGGGGCTGGAATTTTTTGAGCGGCATTTACTTACTCGCTACACCCTTGTGCTTCTCAAATGAGCGCATCCCACCAAACCCGAGCAAGCCAGCCAGCAACGTCATGAGTTGTTCAACCTGAAGGTCCGGGGGAGGAGCTAACCCTTTAGGGATTATGTCATAACCTTGACCGAAAACCCAGAGCCATTGCATCAGGGGGTAACCTAAGAATTGGTAAGCCAAGCCAAGCACCCCAATCCAACCCACAGCAGGACGCCACCCGCTGACAAATAGGCTAGTAGACGCCGCTTCGATTTTATTGATATCCACTTGGGCGAGATCGGTCGCCTGATCAATTTTCTTTTCCTCCAGATCGAGTTTGCGCTCTTCCAGCGCCATCTGGAGCCTCTCCTTGTCCGTCGTGACCAACGAATCCGCAACTTTCCCAACTCCCTCGATGATTGACCCAATACCAATCAAGTCCATTACTTAAGTCCTTTCAAAGTGCGATTGATCCAGCCCAGCAAAAATTTGGATTGGGTTTTGTTTTTGTTGCAAATGTCCGCGTAGCGGGTGATCTTTGCCAAGGCGTAGGCTTTTTTGAACGATTCAGGTTCGGCATTGTTGAACTTCTGCAAGGTTACATTTCCGACCGCGCCATCCGGGGTAGCGCCAACAATCAACTGCGCCAACTTAACTGCAACTGACAAACCGGTATTTACACCAAAGTTGAAAACCGATTCCGCAACCACTTGATTCGTGATTTCATCTCCTCGTAACCGATCCCAAAACTCAGCTTTATAGAATCCACGTACCATTCCAGTAAGGAGCGGATTGTTGATTTCTTGGTGGTCGATGAGGTTCCATCCACCCCAGTGGGGGTTTTTGTTTCGTGCAATTCCAGCATAGGTCATCCCTCCGGTGTCACCGGGAATAGTGTGAAGAACGTACCCGCCTTCGTCGCGGATCATTTGCTCAAAGGCAGAGTTGAAATCAGCCATTATTTCCTCGCCATTCTGTCTTCGATGATGCTGATGTGTTTCTGGTTGTCGTGAATCATATCGCGGTTGCGTTGGATCTCTTTTTCAAGGTCTTGCCGCAGCTTTTCCCTTGCCAATTCCGCACCGGAGTTCACGGCTTGTTTGTTGTCGCTTGTGACCACAAGACTGATTTTAGCGTTGAGCACCGTCACATCATGCGTCAGTTTATCGAGTGCGCCCATCAGGTACACAACGCAAGTGAACAAAATTGGAAGCACGGCGAAGGCGGTCTTCTCGATAAGCTGACTCTTGGCTTCAAGTTTTTCGGTCATTGCTTGTCCTTCATCTTGTTGATGATCTCAAACGCGGACTTGACCTTTTCTTCAAGGACCGCTACGCGCAAGTCAAGTTTAGAGAGCACGATGATAAGTGTCACAAGGCCAAGCAGCACGGGCCATGCTTTCAGAAAAAGTTCAGCTATTTCCATCACCGTGCATCCTTATGTACTCGTCCCGAAGGAATGTCACCTTTTTGCGCCCGTCATGTTTCTTGACTCTACCCAAGGCTGGCGGACTGTTCAAGTATTCTGCGGCTCGCAAGATCATGTCCGGGTCATCATCAAAGCTACCTAAAGCTGTGTTACACCGCACACACAAAATCCCACGAACATCATCAGAGTCGTGGCAGTGGTCTACTGCAAACTTGTACTGCTTGAGCTTGAGGGGGTTGTGGCAGATAGCGCAATTATACCCCTGAAGTTTCAACAGGAAGTCATAATCTGAGGGGGACAATCCAAAACGATCAAGACGGTTTACGTCTGCCTTGCACGCGCTACAGAGAAAATAGTTCCTACGACCGTGGACAATAAGGTCTTCTCGGAGAAACTCTCCACGGCAGACAGCGCAGAACAACATATAAATACCCCGGTGGGTCGCACCGGGGCTTGACCTTAGTTGTCGGTCTGTTCGTCTTCTTCGGCTTCTTCGTCTTCCGCAACTGCATTAGCAGCAACTTCAAACTGTGCTTCGATGTGAGAAGAGAAGAGCGATGACAGGGTAAACTCGTTGATGCCGCTTTCGACAGCAACAGCAAACGCAACAGAGAACAAACCGTTCAGCGCATCAATCGGCTCCGAGCCGTCAATCGCAGCAATGATCAAATCTTTCATGGAAATCTCCGGGGTTAGACGGGCGGATGCCCGCTGGTATTTTACCGTGCGTGTAAGACAGGAAAATTACTTCTTCAGACCTGCGGTTCTTCAACTTTAGGCATAGGCAACTGAGACGTAGCCTGATCACGAATTGCTTGAATTACGTCAACAACCACTTCAAAAGGAGCTTTGCCCAGTGCAGACAGGATGGTGTTAACTTGAGACAGGGGCATTTTTAAAGTGATTTGAGTGTTTTCCATTAGTTGCTCCACGGAAGTGAGGGGGTTACGGTAGGGGGGTTTGCTTGGCGATCAATCTGCCCTTGCACAGCGGCTTCGGCAGACACTTTGTCCACTCCATTTGCCCAGATCCAACCAAGCACTTGGTCTGAGGTTAGTTGCTCATATGGAGTGAACGAATCAGTTGGGGCGGGTAAATCACAAGTTGCATAAACCGTACCGTCGTAGGTTCCGTCTGTGCCGTTCAACCGCCAGTGGACAGTAAAGACCACATTAGTCTGACCCCCAGCTTGAGAGTGACATTCAAGTTGGGAAATTACCCAATTAAAAGTAGTCATGGTCTATCCCTTAAGATGCACGATAAACAATATAAGTACTCGCAGCGGTTCTACGAATACGGAATCTGGCAGAAATGCCCGTTAAAACTGTCATAGTGCCGACTGTAGTTACACCCGTTGTACCTGCAAGTGTAATCGTGCCCGAGGCGGTGTTAATTATAATAAAATCGTATGCCGTATCATTTGCCACCCAAGGAACAAAGCTATCAAGGGTTGTTGTATTGGGCATCGTAATCGTGTACGAAGTACCAGATGCGTTAATCATCTGGGCCTGTATATTAGCGCTAGTAAGTGTTGCGGTTGTAGTAATTGACGCGGGAGCCGGGGCGTAAGGCATGACCGCGCCTAATTGCACCTGCACGTTACCTTGGAAATCAACACGAACTTTTTCAGCAACTACTGAAGTATTTGAGGTGTTTATAACAAAACTGCCGTTAACACTCCCCGACAAAACAGCATTAAGGTTTGCCCCAATTTGCGCGTACACAACCGGGGATGCGCTAGTGTTATTAGCAACAAAATCAACAAGAGTTTTATTGCCTATAGATGAAGTACCCCGTTGAAATGCCGCAATTGACTCGTTGGTATCATAAACAGTCAGTCGCTTTGAGGTAGTCGTTGTACCGATTAAGAGGTTGCCGCTCGCGTCTAATCGCATCCCTTCACTAAAAGTTATATTATTTCCCGCCGTTCCTGATGCAGCATATTCCCAAGAATGGTAGAAAGTGATCGAAGTGGTGTTCTGTGTATATTTTAAAGCGGCTTGCGTACTTATGTATACCCAATTGGTGTTGTTGTTGTAGCAGTTATTGTTAATAGAAGTAATAGGTGTAGATGTACCTATAACTGCTACTGACCCAACATTTGATAGATCAAGTGCTCTGTAGTTGGACCCCCAAGACTGATTTGAAGTGCTCAACGCAAGATTGCCGCTGGCATTAAGCACCATCCTATCGGTGAGCGTTCCATTATTTATTGTGCTGAAATATGCTATTGAGGTCTCTGACCCTGTTGATGCAGCCCCGGCAAAAGCGCGAATTTGGAACCAAGTTGTTGGTACTCCAGAAATGTTTGGTCTTTGGACATTAAAAGTTCCAATATTAGAAGCCGAACCTTGATTTCCCGTGCCTCCAGTAGCAATAACGGAAGCGCCTGTGCCGCGAGCGTAAAAGTTAGTCCCGTCCCAAGACAACGCGCTCCCCGTAGTCAGCGCACTACTACTGCTGGCGTAGAGAATTCCATTGGCCGTGAAAGAAGTCAGGCCGGTGCCCCCACTTCCTGTTACAAGCGTAGCCGACAGGCCAGCAGCGGTGGTTGCTGTAGCCGCGTTTCCCGTGCAAGAACCGGATGA